GAATACTTTACTTGTGCATGTGCATCTGGACCTATAAGGGTATACTGAGCCAAGGCACCTGCACCTACAAACCCAACAGCTTTGGGCCGAATACGTTGTCTAGCAACTGTACCAGTCAACTCAGATTGATTGACAATCAAAGGAAACATAACTTTAGGGTTCGGGTCATCAGGGTCTTTCCACAAATCAGTTCTAAAGACAATGACAATATCGTCTTCGTGTAAGGGTCCACCTGTTACTTCCAATTTATCCGTGTCAGAAGGCATATGCTGAAAAGGTGGAAAATTAAGAATGAAAATCTTGAGATCATCCGCAGAAACATTGTAAGGGATAGGTGCAGATTCATATTCATCGTAAGTAAGTGTAAAAGTTCCGCCCCCAAGGTACTTGCCTGTCAATACCTGAGTATTGAAGAGAGTGCCTTGCAACTTGTTCCAAGCATATCGAGAAAGGTCTTTAGGAACTTCGCTAGCAATTTGCAGAAGCTGTTCAGGAGTCTCGTTACCAGTCAACAGGTGATCGAGAGCTGTTTTGATTTGCGAAAGATGCTCAGGTGTGTTATCAAGGAATGTAGTCTTTTCGCGTTCAGAGTCCTCTTTAGTAATTAAGTCGATCGTACACATTGCACCATCTTGCGAAGAAATCTTAATGATATGTCCAGTATCTGTTAAAGCATACATCCCTTGCAGATTGGTATTACCATCAGGAAGCCAGAAGTTTGCAGGGTTATCATTCTGTCTATCTGCTAAAGTGTAACTTCTATAGGTGGGCAGACGATTGGTAATTGTGAAAATGTTCCCACTGAAAAAGCCTTCAAGGAGGTGATTATCAATGTTGATAATGACAATTGTTTCTTGAGGGAAAGTATAGCCCTGATCAATCAAGAGTTGATTAGCCCAAAGTGTAGTCTGCTGCAAGTAAGCAACTTGATGATCAATCAAATCGTTCTGGAGTTTGTGATACTGCTCAATCAGCTTAATCATCTTTTCTCGGAGATCACCAACAAAGTCAAAAACGTATTTAGCATTGTCAGCATCAATTTCAGACATCTCTTTCAAGATTTTTAGAGTATCCAAGTTTTGAGAAGCCAGAATGATTTGATTGTAAATGGTTTGACGAATTTCACGCTGTTCTTTTAACTTGGTGTGCCAGTGTTCACGGCTATTCTCTGGAGGCTTGCCCTTAGCCGCAGCCTGGGCAATGGTGTCATACTGAGCAGCTTGATAGAGCTTAGCCCGTCGATCAAACTCTTTGTTATGAAATTCGTAAATGAGAGTCAGGTCTTCTTTGGTTTGTTTGGTTTGATCTTCAAGAATGATTCGATCCATGAACTCATCTTGAATGGCCAAAGGAGCTTTGACCAAACCTAATGCAATGATTTGGGCCTGATAGTAGTAAACATAGGTAGCCGTAATATTAGCCAGATAAAGATTGATGAGACGAATCTTATGAACTAATGTTGCATCAGGCATTCTAAAATTAGTCAGTAAGGTTCCGGTAGCCACGTCCCTGACTTCAACGGCAGGGACGTGGATCACACTACCGAAACACAGAGGCCAGACCTGTCCAACGAGATCATCCCTAACACTTGCGAACTGTCCTTCCTCAGGACTAAAGCCGACTTCTCCTCCGTAAATTTGAGAAACCACATTGAAACTAACGGTATGGTCTTGTTCACTCCAAATGATAGGACTCTCAATCCTACCACTAAAGAGCAGGAACTTATCACCAACATTAAGCCCTTCAAAATACTGAAAGACCTTAACTGGACGATTGTGAATATCATGATTGTCTAAGTAATGTTTGAAAACAGAATCATGGTCATCCAATTTAACCGACATGCTTGTGGTAGCACGACTGCCGCTTAAGTTGACAATATCGTCAACTTCACTCAGCGACATAATCTTGCCAACACCTAAAGCAGACGGCTTGTCAGAATAATTGATCGTTGTACCAGGCACAAATTCAATTTCAACAATGTTAATCGGTTCAATACCTTGAGCCGTAGCAATTTTTGCTAAAGCAGCGGCTGTGAGTGTCCTAGACAAGTCGATACCCTTCTAATGACAAACTGGCTCGAACTAAAGTCTCACGTTCTTTATCAAGCTCAAAGACGTCCGGTAAGAAAATGACTCGCCAAACTTTATTCTCCATATCAATCAGTCTCCACTCCACACCCATATATGCCTTGACAAATTCTTCAAGCTCCAAGGCTTTAGGGTAACACAACTCAAAGTCATAATCAATCTTTCTCTTATTTGTTGATCTCACATAAACACGTTTCGAACCGTCCATCATCGTTTGATTATTCAACTTGTTAACTAAGGCTTGGGAATCTTGGAAAGTGGGATTAGGCAACACAGTTGTAGTTTGGATAAGGTTATGGGGTGCTTGAAGTACAATCATGGCACTAATTGTACCTCGAAGTCGAGTGTGATTCCAAAGTGGCAGCGGTTAATCTGGAAAAGCTGAGCATCAGGATTTGTAATAATCCCTCTCCAAGTTCTGCTCTCAAAATCTCTTAGACCAATCTCTTGGCCTAAAGAGGCTTGGAGAAATGCAAATAAGTCATCTCGCATTGTTATCGAAAGATTGGTAAAATTGTATCGAAGAATTGTGTACTTAGGCCAGCTCTGGGGCCTGTGCAATTTCAAATCTAGTGCCCTAGATGTGTTCAACACTTTACGGTAATGGTTAGCTCGAATATTTCCTAAGTTTGGCCGTTTCAAAGTTATCGTCGTTGTAGGCGAAACAAAAGGATGAAAAAGTTCAATGTCAGTAACAATTACCGTAATTGGTTCAGTTGCGGAGGGAGGGTCTAAGGCACTCCCTGTGGTAATGTATGGAGAGTAGTCATAGAGTCCCATTATGGCCTCACAACAAAGTAACCAAGGGACTGATTAAGAGCTAAATCCGTTTCAGGAGCATTTGTTGAATCAGCAGATTGTCCAAGAGTGTGCGAAAGTGTTAAGGTACTTTTGAGAAGTTTGTCCGGGACGTAGGCATCAGTACCATCACAGCAACGTGATGCCAGTGCATTTGTTTCTAATAAGTGCGACAAGATTAATACGCTCAGAAGATGATTAGGATTGAGGAAATCTGTCAACATCAAAGTAGAAGTAATAGTCAGTTCATACGGAACCTTCATCACATCGGTCAAGTCGATGCAACTACATAACTCAATAAAGGTACCATTCGAAGTAGACAAGTTTTGATTAAAGTTCAGCGACGACACAAGATTTTGAACAGTTAAGTTAATAGCAGTCAAGACTTGAGATAAAGCTAAGGTAGATGTCAATGAGTTAGTAATAACCCGAAGGAGACCCAGGGAGTGTGTCAGTGACAACATCTGCCCTGGAGTCTGGACTTTGAAAAGTTCAAAAGTTAAATCTTGATTAAGAGATAAGCCGTGTGAAGTGTGAGCATTATAAATGACAACTAGCTGGACAGCTTGTGTCAGAGACAAGTCAGAAAACATAGTAGGAAAGATTTGAGTATTCAGGTTCTGCGACAAAGATAAATTGTTACTTAAGGGTTGAACATAGCGTTGGTTCAAATCTAAGATATCTGTAATCGAAAGGTTGCTAGCCAAATCTTGTTGATTGTTATTCGATGCCACCATTTGGTGGGTAATAAAAATGTTTTGACTAAGTGCATATTGCCTAATGATAGTTAATGAATCAGCAAGAGATAAAGTATCAATCAGCCGCATAGGCCATTGCAAAACACGCATCGAGTGCGTTAAATCAAGTTGGCTGGATATCGGGCCAAAGATAGTGAGCGAATCGGATAACAACAGATTACTTACGAGAGCGTGTGTCAAATCACCAAGGCTAGAAACAGGTTGACCGGAAATAGGGGCCAGACTAGGCATTCACGGTATACGTCAGTTTGAGCTGGTCGCCGTTAGTAACAGACACATTACTAGCGAAGGCAACTGTGGCCCAGAGAATACCGGAAGTGCCTCCCTTGGTGTTATTGGAGACAATGAAACCGCCCTTAAGGGTTGCAGTGGCGTTAATGTTGACAGTGGCCGGAGTCGCATTGCTGATGGACGAGGAAGTGGCTGCATCAGGATTCCACTGCACACGGTTACTGTCGGAGTAAGCGACCGATTCAGCCCAACCAGAGTGGCTGGACATAGAGTCGCCATCAGCAAACGCTGTGAAACCAGCGTTATCCACAAGTCCAAAATACCAGTTGGCCAACTGAGACTGATTGCGGAACATAATATCAAGCAAACTGTTCTTACCAACAGTTGTAATACCGTTGAACAGCACGGGCATCGAAGCGATGACCTTGCCACCCCGAATATGCTCAAGCGACCACTTACCCTTCATACCAACGGTATCCACAAGGCTCGTACCTTTGCTCATAATCGCACGTTTCCTCGCCGCATTTCTGTTCGGAGTAGCGAAGCAATTTCACGAGCACTAGCCTCGTTAGTCTTGCCGCCGTGAATACTGACGTTAATCCCGCCATTAAAGTTTGTAACCTGCCCACCAGTATCAAAACCACGAGGAGGAATACCAAGATTCATTGCTTGAATTTGAGACTTAAATCTTGCAGTATTCTTAGCATTGACAACAAATTCACCATTACTCACAGGAATCATATTGGCATCCATGCCTTTCTTTCCAACAATATGCCCACCAGTATCATTACCTTTTACTGTGGTAAGGTTTCCCTGGTTAATTGGAGGAACCTTGATCGTTCCACTTGCTACAGCTTTAGCTCTTAATTGATCTAATAACTGAAGTTGCTCTTTAAGAGCGTCATTGACTTTGGCCTGAGCATTAGCTTGTTGTTGAGCACTATTAGCAGCAGCATTAGCCACTAAGCCATGTTGAGCGAGTAACTGAACATTGAGAGCAACCTCTTTTTGCAACTCTGTAATTGCTGCTTTAGTCGTTGCAACAGCTTGTTCTTTAAGTCTAAGTTCATTTTGAGCATCAGCAAAGAACTTATCTGTTTCTGCAAACTTCTCTTTATTTTCTGGCGTTAAGGCATCTTTGCCTGTTGACCCAAAGACTTTTCCAATATCAAGGAGGGACTTTTTACCTGCTTCACTTTCACTAAAGTCATTTAGCAATTTATTCGCATCATCAATTGCCTTTTTTGCTGCTGCAGCTTTTTCAGCTTGAGTTGCTGTGTTGCTTTGTAATACTGCAAGAGTATTCTTTTCAATCTCTGCAGCCCGTGCTAAAAAGTCCTGACCAGTTGAATCTTTTACCAGAGAAATTTTACTGACCATCGAATCAAAAAGAGCCGTTAATGTTGAAAGATTACCACCAACATCTCCAATAAAGGTGTTAAGAGCTGTTTCACCATCTGTCAAAGTTTGATTCAGCTTCTGTCGTTTCTTGATTTGCTCATCTAATAAAATGTTGATGTTCTCAACGAGTTTCTTTTCTTCCTTTAAGTATTTCAAAGCATCACCAACAGCCACAGAACGCTTCTGAATCAATTCAATTGCTTTTTCTTCATTAGCCAATCGTTGTGTAATAATGACCTTCGCATCATTCTCAAAATCTGTTAACTCTTGCTCGGCTGTTTTGACTCCAGTCGAACGTGTTTGCTTAATACGTTCTTCAAGATCAATACGTTTTTTCGAGACATCCTCAAAATTCGTAGTATCAACCGCTCGCTTAATTCCAAGATCAGCTAAGTCCTTATTACCACTCTTCTGAATACTAATCTGTTCTTTGGTTAACTCAATAGCTTCATCCAGGGCATCCCTTGCTTTTTCGAACTCTCCAGCAATCTCGAATTGTTTCGACTTAGCAATCAAACCTTGGATACGAGCATCAATAGCTGTGAGCTTATTCGCATCCGTGAGACCTTCAAGTTGGAAACCAAAGAGATCTTTGTCAAAGTCACCTTTCAATTTGTCCAGTAACTTAACGCTATCCTCTAAATCCTTTTTCAGTTTTTCAACAGCTTTGATTCGGATGTCACGAATCTTTTCAATGGTGTTGAGAATATCCTGAAACAAATCTCTACTCTTCTGAACATCTTCAATCTTCAAAGTCTGATTGTTGAAGATCACTTTCGTCGAGAGGTTTTGGTAATCTTGCAAGAGACCTTGAAGATCCTTAGTATCAAAATCTTTGAGAGAATCTTTGATCTTGTCAACTGCAGATAAGGAGTCTTGCAACTGCTTTTCAATGTGGTTGAAAAAGTCTTCTGGTTCCTCAAGGACAATCTTCGGAACTTGAAGGTCAAACTCAGGTAACAGCAGTTTCTGGGTTTTCAGAGCATCAATAATAGGTTCATCAATTGTAACACTAGCTTTAATTTGATCTTTGGTAGCTTGGATTCGAGCATTCAATTGCTGCTTAATAATCCGAGTCTTCTCTGTTTCCACCACTTCAAACAATCGCAATTCTTTCGCTAACTCTAAGGCACGACGTTTAGCCGCTGTCTCTCCAGCTTTAGCAATTGCATCTGCTGTTTTTGCGTGACTCTCTCGGATAGCTGCATTCTGTTCTTCAACTAATTGTGTGTAGTAAGTATATCCAATTGAAAGGACTGTGAGAACCACAGTGATTTTATTCAAACCAGACCAAGCTGTATTTGCACTTACTGCAATTCTATCAAGTGCTAATTTCACAGTTCCAAGACTTATTGCTGTTGCTGCTGCATCAATCTGTAATTTCTTAAACAGGTATGACAAACCACCACCCACAAAGACAACTGAAGTTATGGCTCCAGTCAAAAACTGTAACGTAATTACACTACCCTCAGTCCCAAGGGTAAAATTAGAAATGAGTGCAACAATTTTTGTAACCGCAGCCGTTAAGTTAACCACTGTATTAATTACGACAATTGTATTTTCAGCAAATACTTTCACTGTATCCGATAAATCGAAAAAGTTATCATTGAAATTTTGGAATAACCTCAACATGTCATCGCCAAACACTGCACTAATAACATTTCTTGTTTGATTCAACTCATTTCGGAATTTCTCACCAGCAGATTGTGTAATCAGATCCAACTTAGCGGACATTGCCTCAAAATTCTTTTCAATCTGGTCTTGAGTTACACCAAACTCTTTAAGATCAGCTTCAAATTGAGCAAAGGTATCTCTTCCTGTTAAAGCTAAGGCAGGAATAATAGCTCGAATTCGTCCAAGCAGTTCGGCTGCTAGAGCAGCAGAGTTACCGCTGTTTTGTAATTCATCTTGCAACTTACGAAGAACACCAACCAATCCAAATTGTGCAACAGCTGCTTGTCCAGATTCAACATTCCATTTATTGTACAATTCAATCATAGCATCTGTCGGATCAATCAACTTAAGGAATAAGTTACGCAAGAAGGTAAGAGTATTATCAGCTTTAACACCTTGACGACTAATGCCCGCAATGGCGGCTCCAACTTCTTCCATCTCGACGCCAAGTTGCGAACCCAGAATTGTAACATTACCAAAAGTGTCTGCCATGTCACTCGCAAGAACTCGCCCTAATTCAATTGTTTTGAACAAGGTATTTTGAGAACGAATCGTAGATTTGAGACCTAACGAATAAGAGTTAAGTGTCGAAGAAAGTAAGTTCACAGATTCATCCAAAGTAGCCACGTTTAACTTAGCAAAAGCCGCAGCATCTGCTAAGAAACGCTGACTCTGAGCAGCATTCGTAATCTGATTCGAGATAGCCTGATACGCACCTCCAGCAACGTCAAGAATGTCTAAGTTGAATTCGTCCGAAAGACTACGTAACGATCGACTCCAAGCCTGTGTTGACTTATCAACCTTGAGGATATTATTCTCAAGCTCAGAAGAAATTGTCTGAATTTGAGCAATTCGAATACTAAAATCTGTTGACGTTCTAACTGCATCACTTAAGGCCGCATTGAAGCGACCAATAGCTGTATGTAACTGTTGAACAACTAAAAGACGAGCAAGTCCATGCCAACTCAAGAAGACTCGTTGCCCGGCATCTTCTCCTGCGGCTCCTGCCTTCTGGAAAGCGTTAATCAAACCTAATAAGGAAGTTTGTAATTTGGCCATATCCCTCGAAAGATTTGTGAGGGGAATGCCTCCACTTTGTAAATGTTGAAACAGGTCTTGAGCCTTTTTAGGATCAATCCCATTCAGTGCGTTTTTGACTGTCTCTAGAGACGTCAAAATACGCTTCATATCAGGAGGTTGGAAATTCTGGAAACCACCCAAGGCTTTAGCAAATTCAGCAGACAGATCCGTTAACGATTTCTGGAGAGCATCGTTATCAATTGCTAATTTCTTTGTTACTTCAATATGTTGCAACATCTTAGCAATAAGTTCCCGTTCGACCTTACTCAAGTTCGTTAAATTAGGAGAACCACTTTTGAGAGTGGCAAACAGTTGCGACATCTGAGCATCAGTGTAACCAGCTTTCTCACCCATCGCCTGCAAACTATTAAGAGAAGACAAGAAGACTTTTTGATCAGTATTCTTAAGTTTGTCAAAATCAAGACCATTGAACAAATCAGAATTCGCACCACTTGCTGCACTTTGAGCTTTCTTGTAAACATCAATAAGATTCAGAAAAGCTAATTGAAGTTTCTGCAACTCTTGCGACAGGTTTGCAGTAGGACCTAAACCTTTCAAGAGGCCATCAAAGAGGGTATCAATCTTTGTAGAATCAATATCTTTAGCTGCTGTGGTGACACTATTCAAAGCTGTAAGGATAGACCTAATACCTTTGTCATCAAACTTATTTCCAAAACCTCCCAACTTCGATAATAACTCAACACTGAGACCATCCAATTTCTGTTGATTCAACTGACCTGAAACATCAGTCACTTGTCGAAGCGTACCGATGAATCTCAACATCTTCTGTTCTAATCTAGTAATGCCAGCACCAGCATTATCTGTAACTTGTCCAGTTTGACTTAAGGTTTGAAAGAGCTTGATAGCTTCGTCTTTAGTCAATCGTAAAGAATTGACAGTTGTTTCAATACTCGAAAACTGACCTAACAGTTTTGTTTTATCATCAATCTTTAAGGAATCGAGATTAACACCTTTGAATAATTCATCACGAATGCCTGAACCTTGCTGAGCTTTCACACGCTGCTCATATAAGGCAATTACATTCTTGATGTTGCCTAATAACTTACGTTCACTATTAGACAGTGCTTCAACAATTGGTGTACCGTTACGGAAAGCCTGAAAGAGTTGTTCCACTCGCTCAGGTGCAATATCCTTAGAACGATTAGCTAAGGTTGCAACTGCCTCACCAATAGTTGCTTGATCGAATTGACTTAACTGACTAATAGGACCTAAGAGACCAAAAAGTTTGGTTGCGAGGTCTGTTAGGGACTTTCCAGATTGATCCAGTGTCGGTTTAATCTTACTAGCACTAAGATTGAAGGCTTGAATAGAAAGGGCTGCTTTGAATTCTGCTGCTGTCAACTTCGTAAAGTCAAGCGAATTAGAAGCTAACGCAGCAGACAGTTCCTGCATCCGTGTTTTTGTCAAACCCAAATTAGGAATAAGTTGAGCAAGAGCTTCTGCATGTCTCTGAACGCGAAGAGAATTCTTTTCGTCAAATTTCCCTAAATCAATACCTTTAAGCAATTCACCACGAATATCGAGACTTGCAATCGAGTCTGCAAGGTCAGTGAAACCTTGAGCGGCGTCTTTAGATTGGGAAGTGAGTGTTCGGAATTGACCCGCAACTTGTCCAAAAATCTTAAGAGTATCTTTGATTTGCCTATTCTCAACGCCCAAGGCTTTGAATTCTTTGAGTTCACCTTTCTTGAATTTACCACTATTAGCAGCTTTAGCAGCAAGAAGGTCTCTCTGTCGCTGAGCATTCTGAGCATAAAGCTGATTCAAACCTGTTTGAATACTAGCAATTTCATTTGCAGCTTTGCGTTCAGTTTCGATATTAGCTTGAGCAGCTTCTTTATGTGCTTGAGTGACTTGAGCTAAACCGGCAACTGCCCGCCCACCAGCTTGCAGGACAGCTTCAACACCACCTTCACTCAATTTATCAATTAGTAACTGAGCGTCTGCTGCTTGAGCCTTAAGAAACTCAAGCTCAATACCCCTTTCGGCCTTTCCGCTTTCTGTCTTAGGACGTTTCCTTAATAATTCAGCTTGACGTGCTTGATTCTTTGTAAGGTAATCAGTCAAACCTGTTTGGATAGCAATAATTTCAGAGGCTGTTCTCTTTTGAACTTTAACCGTTTCTTGGCCAGCGGCATCTTGCCCTTTCGAGGCGGCTAAAAGAGCCTCAACGGTTCCTTTAGCAGATTCAACAATAGCATCTGAACCTTGCTGAAAAGTTCGGAGTAACCTGTTTTGATTTTCAACAGTCTTTTGCGTTGCATCTACAAGTGCAAAGAGCGAGTCCGTGAACTTTCCAGTCACACGACTCGCTCTGTCGACATTAGAGATGTAATCAGCAAAATCTGCTGAATATGTAAAGCCTGTTTCTTCCGGCATACCTCCTACCTCACCGTGAATTGCTTACGTCTACGTAGACGTTTGCCACCTAATACCGTGCCCTTATTTCCCGGACCGAATGAGACTACCGTATTAATAATGTAACCAGCCAACTCAATTTGGTCAATCTGCTTCATCTTTTCAAGATAGGCAATACGCCCTCTTTCAAAACTTTCCCAAGCTCGCTGCTGAAATCCAAATTCATGCAAATTGTAGTAATTCAATTTCACTTGGAAAGAAAACTTAACTGCACCTTCTTTAGGTAAATGGGATTTTTCAAAATGTTTACCTGATGCAGGTTGCTTAGGAACTGTAGGCACACCAGGCTGCTTATGCTTTAGACCAAAGACAACTGGTGCGATGGATAATGTCTCATCCAAGGCCGCGGCCAAATTTAGAAAGGTGCCTGCGGCAAGACCACTTTGAACAGGTACAACTTCAAATGCCGCCACTATGAAATCTCTTGCTGCATCTCTCATATGCTGAATCAACAGCTTTTCAATATCACTTGAAAGTTCTTGATCTTGGAGCTTAGGAATTGAGAACTTACCACTAATTCTAGGCATGTTATTCTCCTGCCTCTTCGTGGTCGCGAATTTGAGAATAAGCAATTAAGTGAGCTTGAGTGATAACATCATTATCACTCCAGCTTCGTCGGACATGCGGAGGTAAGAGGTTAAAGCGTTCACAACTTCGCCAAATCGCATAGGTCGCTGTTCTGCCTTTCGGCATTATCAATTTAGCTGGGTCGTACGACCAGCTAAAAAATCTTCACGTGCTGCCTTGATCTTAGCATCATCAAGACCATTAATTTGTAAACATGCTTCAATGATCAACTTAATTTCAGAATCGTTTAACCGAGCATCCTTGAACTCGGTCATGTAGTTTGACCAAGTTTCCGGTTTGTCCATCACCACTGTATCCCAAGTCAGACCATCGGTCTGCTCAAGAGACTTAATGACGATGAACGATAATCGTTTTGTTGCATACTCCATCTGCTTAACTTTGAAACCGGGTTCCTCAAGGTCAGGCTCGGCCGCCTTACCTTTCCTTTGAATGAACCCGGGCTTAGGCAGAGGACAGATACTATCAAAAAGTGAAAAATCTGTAACAGGCACAACTTTAAACACTAAGTTGGCCTTTGGACGAGGCAACACCACAAAATCGTGAATATCTGTATCGACCGGTGCATCGAAGAACTTCATGGTTCAACAGCTTTCTAGGGCTGAGCCGTACGCGTAGCAGTGGGACGAGTCTGGTTAGAACGACCACGAATGGACAGAGTACCTTCCTTGAGATCATGCTGAACTTCATCAGCACGGAAGGGAGTGAACTCAAGTGTCTCAAGGAAAACATCTTCGCAAATAGGTGTGTGCAGAACTTCAAGAGTCACAGCGTAAGGCTGGCAAGCATCCGAATCAACTGTTACCCAAGACGCTGCGTTACCCACCTTATCCAGAGCATCCTCGATGGACACATCCGTACCGGCACCACGCACAAACTCCAGCGTCGCATCCAGCGAAATCTCAACAGGCTCCTCATCGCCCTCCACCACTTCGTCAAGCAGACCACGATCACGACGGTAATCGTAGTTGTTCTTCGTTGTGTAGTTGAGAGTACCATCACCAATCTTGACGGTAATCTCATTCGGCGTTGGTTCTGTGCCGTCCTTGAACTTGATAACGCAGTTTTTCAGGTCGATCCGAGCCATCGTAGCCTCCTAGAGGCACAATCGGAATGTGCCTTCAACTGTGGAGAAGTCGAGATTCGAGGTTTTCTCGACACTAAAATTCGTCACCTTAATTGGTGTCAAGCGTTCCAGACACCCTAATGAATCTTCTGGAACTTCACCGAGTTTCAAAATATGAATAGGGAGAGAAAAGATTTGAGAACCACGACCCACAATTGCTGTCTTAGCAAAAGGGTCAGTGGGGACAATCTTATGACGCACCAACAAATTGATGGCAATAATGTAATTGACTTCATTACCTGATGGGTAGATATCAGGTCCATTCAAACGTAATTCAAAGCGAGTCTCAGGCAAGACTCCGGAGGTTTGCACTCCATCAAAATACAATGGATAATCACCTTTGTTGTCAGTGAAGTGTTTGCAAATGGATTTGGTTAGCCAACGGATTACGTTTTCATCCATCGGTTCGGGTCTTTAGTACGTGTGCCCCGTCATAGGTGTAAATTTCAACTACAATATCCCGTTGATTTCCAATAGTGAGATAATCATCTTTCAGAGGTGAAATTGGTAAGTCAACAGGATCAATCATCAGCCAGCGTTCGTTCTTATCGACGAACGCACCAAAGTTAAAGGGCTGATTAAGAACGCGGCGAATAATTTTTGAAGACCTAGGAAGTACGATAACTTGAAACAAATTATAGGTGTCAACAACAACATCGGCAGTACCTGCTGAAATATCAATCGGACCAATGTTAGGTCGGTTATAGATGGCTTGTACACCAAAAGCCCTTTTGAGACTATAGATGGTGCTACTTGTTAGCATTCTGAAGCTCAACTCTTAAGGTTTTGATCTCATCATTCAATTTACTCGTTTGCTCTACACATTTGTCCATTTGCGAAGACATTCGCAGCAAGGATTCATTAATGAATCGTTTGTCTTCAATATAAGGAGAATGTTTCTGAATCAGTTCAATAGTTTCAGTTGATGTCACATATTTATTAGCTCCTGACAGCCAAAACGCTAACATGGCACAGGCGACGCCTGCTAACGCTGAGGCTGTTTGTTTCCACCAGTCGGCAACAGGCTCTGACACTGCATTCACCTCCTTCAAAGGAGGAGGGCAGCAGTATTACTGCCCTCCTCCTTTTGATGGATTAACCCAGGAGAACGGCTCCCAGATTGGTGTCCAGCACCTTGATACCACAGAGCATATCAAGGGTCACGATGGTACCCGCCTTGATACCGTCGTAAGACAGAGTGGCACGCATCGAGAAGCCGTTGTTGTTGACGAACGCCGACAACGCTCCCGTCTGGGCACGGACAGCAGCCATCGGGCGAGTCACCAGAGCAATAGCATTCCGATGGAACGCAAAGTTAAAGTCGGTCGCCGGACCGCTCTTGAGAAGAGCGTCGTCAACCAGAGCAGCCTCCAGCGGACGATCCAGCATGATCGTAGAGGAAGTCGGCATCTCAACGATCGTATAGATCGCAGCACTCGGAGAATCACCGAACGACACGATCTGACCGACCTGCAAATTCTTTGTGAATCCGTCGAACGCGATCGGCTCAGCCCAACCAACGGGATAACCAGCACCGTTGTTCACGGCACCCGTACCGTACCAGCTAATGACTTCGTTGTCAGCGACGTCATTCTTGAGACCCGTGGTCAGGGTCAGCGTCGGGGCCGAGTAGCTGGCAACACGGTAGACACCACCACCGATCTTGACCCAGCTATTAGCCGTGATAGCGGCACCATTGTCCGTTGCGATGACAGTAGCACCCTTGGAGTGGGCACCATCAACGGTCGCGACGACGTTCACGTCCACTGCAGCATCGAGAATGCTCGGCATATTCTGGGCCATGTAATGGTCGAAGCCGAGCTTACGACCAAGGCTGGCCTCACGCAGAGCCGTACCATCGTCACCGACCTTCTCAGCACTGTGGAACACAGCGTTCGACAGCACGTGAGTCTCGGAGGTCGGATTCCAAATCATATGGCGTCCTGTCTCATACGCCTTATTCTGATTCAGAACCTGACGGGTGCCGAGAATACCAGTCACAGCATTGCTGCTGGAGAGCTGGTTGGCCAGCGGGTAGGAGTTACCCAGGAAGTGAGCGTACTGCGACAGGACCAGACGATCGAGGAACCGAGCCTGAGCAATCATCGCACTACGAAGATAAATCTCAACAAGGTTCTTGAAGCTGTAGGCTTCTTCACCATCCCGGAGCAGGAACGAGACGTAAACGAGCTGGTTCAGGGGAACCTGCACGCTAGCCGCCGTTGCGTCCTGCAGAGCCACGTCAGCCGTAATAGGCCGACGCTTCGCCGTGAACTCGCTCGGGCGGCGAGTATTGATGGTATCACCAAAACGAGCCACGAGAGGCTCAAAATCACGGTGGACGAGCTGAGCCGCCACCATGTTCTCTTCAAGGATTGCAAGACCTTCCTGAGCCCAAAGCTCAGGAATCATAGCATCAAAATCGTTAGCATAAGGTGTGACGAACGAACGAAAACGAATCGTGACTTTACCAGTCATCGTAGTTACCTCGCAACAGTGGGTCGGATCTTCGTACGATATTCTTCAGGACTAAGGGTCTTAAAATCAACATCTTTCGGCTTAGTAGTAGTGCCTGTAGCTCCGAGTCCATTCTTCAAATTAGAACGGAAGAGGTTTCCGTAAATTTCAGGCTCATCCTGCATAGCCTTAATTGCGTCATCGACACTGACGTCGAGGGTCTTTCCTTTAGCCGTGTCAAACTTAACCTTAACCGTGAACCGACCAGTATCCTGTCCTGCCTCGTCAAGCAGCGGAACTAACCGTGCTGTCGAACCAAGAAGGGCCACGATCTGCCGCGGGTTATAGGCTTCGGCTGCCACAGCTCCATCCATAATCGAGCGATTAATCGTTTCGGCATGGTAACGAGTTTTCCACCCGTCACGATCCGTTTCAAGGTCTTTCAGAGCATTAGCATGCTGAGCTTCACGCCTCTTTGTCTCCTGTTCTGCCAGTTCTTTGTCAGACAGGAGCGAATTTCGCAACTCCTCAAGCTGCTGCTCTAACAATTTCTTTTCCGATTCAGTCGCACTTTGCCCCTTTTGAAGGCTTTCTGTGCGAGTGATAAGTTCACGAACTTTATCTTCCTGACGCTTCCGTTCGCCTTGAATAAGCTCAGCAACTTCGGCTTCTGTGAATGTTTTAGGTGTTGGTGTACCACCTGTTGCCCCTCCTTCCTCTGCGAATGGGAGAGCAAACAGATTAGTCCACCGGTAGGAGATATGAGTCATGATACCCTTTCGAGCTTGATGGTCTGACTGTTACGGAGATAAGGCAACAAAAGCCTCCAAGCCTCCACACTAGGAATGCCGTGAGTAATATGATCAGGCATACTGCGGAAGTAATTGCGACCTACGTCAGCGAAACGCTCAGATTGTACACGAAGATTATCAGCAGCTTTATCGGGGTCAAAGCCAGCAACAAGCTGATATGCGATCTCATAACAAGCGATTTCGATAGGTTTCGGCACTTCGGTCGAGTTATCGCGAGGAAACGCATGAGGTTGATCAGAAGAAGTCTTTTCACCGACATAATTAAGATGGTCAAGTATGCGAGTCGATTGTTTTAGAGCCTTTTCCTTAGTAATATCTGTTGCAGCTTCCCAAGCTGCTGTATTCAGACGTTCTGAAAAATAGATATCAGCATTTGGAACACAACCGTAGGCATCAATGGTACGCCAGACACAAAATTCATGACCTAAGTCTAGCATGTCACTAGCGAGAGAGATGTCAATTTGACTCATTGGCCATCTCCTCGCACTCGTTTCTTGCTATCCGGGTCCATAGAGGGATCACGACTACCCTCTTTCACTAATTTCTGAGAATTTTTATCATCATTCAAGTCTCTATTACTACCAGATTCTTTTACCGAAACTTGAGCTTGTACGATTCTCGCAGCACGTTCAGCGTGTGCGGCAGCGGCTTTCTCAACTTCGCCTTTCGGATAATTTCGTAAGTTTTCACTGGCAAACTCAGGACTAACCAGCCCAGCCTCAACATCATCGCGAACATCGCTAGGACTAGCAGTCATATTAGGAGCAGCCATAATTTCAGCTTCAATGACGCCCAATTCTTTTTCCGATAAAAATCGTTCCAGAAGCGTTGTGGCGATCCGACGAGCAATATGTTGCTGAAACTTTCTCGACGGGATTTTGGTCATCAACTCATCGAGACGTTCAGCTTCGGTGATTCGATCAGATTCAGAACGGGTCTCGTATGTTTGAGGATACTTAACAACACGAGCAGTGGTACCCTCATACTGACTCCAAATTTCTGAAAGCTGATTCTCGCCTCCCTGTAGAACTGCTCCAATAGCACACAGTCCAGATTCGAGAGAGCGATCGTTTCGTTCTTTACTTTCAACCGATGCTCGCACCGGCTTCAAGTTGGCGACGGAAAGATTGAGGAGGAGACGGATTTCATTCTTCAACTGGTCTTGCTTTTCCATACTGAGCTTAATAGGCTCAGTGGAAGGATTGATGAATGCCGGAGCATTGAGTCCAGTTGTGTATCGACGGCCGTGACTAACACCGATTTGTTGAGGCTTTTGTCCTTTATCATCTTCCTCGTTTGACTGCATCATTTTCATCATAGTTTCAGCACCGGGGTCATATTGTTCAATGTAAAAAGGAAAATTGCTGCGAGTAGCAAAAGCCATATCCGAACTAGCAAGGTTGAGGAGAGCAATTTGATAGTTAGCGATGTTAGACATCAAGGCTGTATTGAGTTCAAAAATGACAAAAGGAATTGTTTTGAGGTTCAAGACAACTTGCTGTTGAACTTGCTCATCTTGGTAAATGGTAACATGAATTCCATCTTCTTTCAATTGCAGGAGACGGTAAGAAGTGATAATTTCATCAGTAGGCAGATTTCTTTCTTTGTCCATCTTATAGACATGATCTTCAAGAAGCACTGTTTCAAGTTGATAAGTCTCAGGGTTGTAGTACCAATTGACAATTTGTTCAATCGGATAGGTATAGAGGTAAGGTGTCTTTGTTGCAACTTTGGTGGAAGGAACTTGACTAGGCATATCAACATAAACGCCAACTTTACCTAAAGGAAGCAGTTCTGGAAGAATAAGCTCAGCAACAAAAGAATTAATATCATGTCCAAAACGATCGACAATTCCTGTAGCATAGCTCGATTCTCCTAACCTATGCACATCAGGGAGTCGCTCCATGATAGTGAGCCTAATTTCTTCAATAGCTGCTCGTGCATGAGCAGGACAATAAGTCATATCTTTGCGTAAAGCAAAATCTGTAATATCTTCGCGTGTACTAAATCTCTTAAGATACTCTGTAATAAAAGCATCATCAGCTTGATAAGCCAGACGCCATTTGCGGTACTTCAAAAGATCATGGAAAGAATCTGGGTGCCGCGGCGTCAGAGTCTTCATAGCACTTGTCCTGCTTCGGTGACTTGTTCTCGGTTAACCAACATCTTGAAAGCAATTTCAGCATAATTCCTTGCGTGAGCGTAGTGGTCTGGAATATGCTCACCTGTAATATAACGACCAACAGTATCACCGTTGGCATCTTTTTCAAAATGTTTGATAAGGGCAATCATGTGGTCACAGTAGGCTTGAGGAATGTCATAAGGCAAATCAATCATCCCAGACCTGAAACGACCCAAAGACTGATCCAACCAAGCAGTACGATCAACTTGTACCATCGGTTCATTTGGATCTTTCCCTAAATGAATTGTTTTACCAACAACTCCTCTTACATAGACACACATCCTTGCCCTACCGTAGAAACGATTAACGAAGGTTAGTGATTGTCGTCTTTCAGGGTTGGCGTCAATGACAGCATACATGACGTGATATTCTTGCATCAGTTTTACTAAGTCCTCGAAATTAGGTGTGATACCAGCATAGATGACTTTAGGCCGTGCATTCAGGATAGGGTCAAGTTCTTTAGGTCCACTCGCGATTGACCACTCATCAATTTCAATGTTCAGGATTTTACCAACGTCACAACCGAGTGTAGTTACTTTGCCACCTTTAAAGCTACCATTGTGGTAGTTACGTTTGCAATCATTGAGTTGTTGCTGAGAGAGTCTGGCACCTTCTGTTGTATGTGGTAATCCTAGCTTACTGTTATATAGCTCTTGTTCATCAGCGGGATTGGTTTGAGCTAAGAAGTAACTTTCTGCAATCTTTCTAGGCTCAATGGTCGGAGAATACATTTGGTTAACGTAGAAGCCACGATTTTCAGCCGCTGAGTTTGAGGGTTCCCATCTGTTATTACTTAACCAGTACTTTTTCTGTTGATGATCCAATTTACCTTTACATAACATACACTTGAGATAAGTCTCTTTGATTCTTGGATCAAAGATATGGTCTCCACAAATTTCAATTGATTCAGGGTACAAGAGTTCGGTATAGCGTGAACAGTTAGGGCACTTAAAGAAGAAGTGTTCTTGGGTAGACAATTTGAAGTAGCGATTGATACCTAAGCCTTCATGTGTAGGCGTAGATACCATCCAAGCAATCTTTTCCAATTTTCCTGAAGTTCGTTCCATTGCCAAAGGAATGTTAGATTGCTTCATTACGTCAACTTCATCAAACACTAGAAAGTTAATATCTAAGGATCGGAGACCTGCTTTTGATTGTGAGCCTCGAATGTACAAGTTAGCTGAACCAGCACGTTTGTGTCCTACGTTTTTAACATCTGAAAAGAGATTAGAGAGATGAGTAGACAGGTCAAGGGCAGCATCAAAACGTGACGATGAGAAGTCAGTGGCGTCAGGCGTTTTTGATGGTAAAACATAGAGACAGTTATGGCCAAGGATGTCAATGTGATAGAAAACAAGGTTGAGGAGTAGCTCAGTGTATCCCATCTGAGCTGATTTCTGGCCTACCGTCAATTCCCCTTTAGCATCATGCATTTCTTTGAGCCACGGATGATTCTCCCAAGCCCAAGGGCCAGGAAAGTCACCCGCCATCATCCGATACTGGGTAGCCCACTCAGAAGGAGTTTTGATGGCTGATCTTTTGAGACCAGTTGCTAACTTTTCAAGGAACTGCCGGGATAACTTCGTCATCAGTTACTTTCTTTGCGAGAACTTCAAAAATATCATCGGCAACGAGTCGTTTTGTTGCTTCATCAGGAATACGTCGGTCACAAATCGAAATAACGTGGGCCAAGATACGCTCAAGAGTAGTCTTATCCATCAGGAAGCCGGTAGAAAGTTCAAGCCTCTGAGCACTTTCCACTAATTTCTGAATTCTTGTGGTGAGGTCAGCAATCCTATTAGAATTGATGATAAGGTCATTAGGAGAGAGGCAGCGATTCAACAAAGTTTCAAGCGTTAAGCGGAGAATTCCAATTTCTTCTCTCAAACTTTTAATTTGATCTGAGTCAGCAAACTCAGAAAGTCTCTGCTGATAGAGTTGAACGCGGTATTGGGCCACGTCATGTTTCCTTCTCTGCGTTAATTGGTTATTGATATGGGCATAGCAATACTTTTCGCCCTCGACCACAACCAGGGTACATTGCCCTGTACGACGCATGACTTTTTGGCAGCGTCTTGGGTCTTCGGGATAGGCCACACGTTCAAATTTGTCCATTTCATGTCCCTTGATCTACGACCTCAAGTCGGGCTGTATTAAGATTCCTGGAGGTAGAATCATTATGCCTCACACGCAACGTAACAGGCTCACCCGCAACCAGTGCTTTTGTGATGTTAATGTCAAGGATAATGGAGCCTGCGACAGCGTATCCCTGACTCTCATGCACTTGTACCCCATTTACAAAAACGTAGAGATTAACTTTGGTGTTATTTGTCATGGTATCAAATTTCACTTGTCCCGAAATTTGATACTGGGCATCTTTGAGAGGTGTGATGGTGTTAGCGGAAAGGTCAATGTTACCAGCGTTATCTGTTTCAGTGGTTTGAAGGTCAACAATTGTGGTGGAGTTTTGAACGATCGCTTGGTTCGAGGTTCTTGTTGCAATAGCAATATGCTTGGCGATGAATTCATTGATGACGTAGCCGTCATCACCGTTTTGGAAACGAACAGTGATGTAATCATTGGCTAAGAAGAGTTTGCGTCCACTTGCATCACCAGAACCGCTATTGTTGAGAGTTACAACTTTCCTGGCACCAGTTGTAATAACTTTGTAGGTTTGTTCGTTAGGTCCAGTGTTAGTTGAAAGAGCAAGGAGGACGTTATCGTTAACAGCCGCCATGTCAATAAGTACACCAACACTGTTGTATGGTACATGGAAAAAAGTTCCAGAATTATGAACGTAATAAGCAGAATTAGGAGTTGAGGTGAAAAGAATTTCCCACTTAGTACCATTATAAAAGAGGAGAGCATGGTCTCCCTTTTGAATGGTATAGTCACGGGCAGTGGGAGTTACAATATTACCAGAATTTGTGAAAGTGATACCGTCAGCAGCACATTTGACAAGAAGGAATTCTTTACCACCAGCAGAACCAACTTTGTTATACACATTGTTAACAATGACCTCCCCACCACTAACAACATTATACATACTAAAGACACTAAGATTATTACTAAACACTGTTTCAGATTCAGTGCCTCCACTAAAAACACGTCGGAGGTCTCGAATAATAAAATCTTGACCGGACATCATTGCTAAATTTTTCGAAAGACTGGCAATGAGAGGACAGAAAATTTCTTTAGTACCAGCCTGCAAGTTAACAAGACCACCAGACTCGGAAGAGGCGTAGACGTAGGTACGTTCAAAAGTTCCACCACTTAAGAATTTGCCAATTCCAACTTCATAAGCATCATTACCTGGGTCGGAGATACAGTAACTTGTGTAATCATTAGTTGTCATGAAGGATGAGAAAGGAGCATATCCAGGATAAGTTCCACTGAAAGTAATGTTTCCAGTTCCAGTTGTTGTAGTAGTTTGTCGAATGCGGTCTGCTACAACAAATGGTTCAATTTGAATCGACATTTGTCGCTCTTGTCACAGGGACGACAGGCTCAGGGACGACAGGCTCAGGGGTGACAGGGACGACAGGCTCAGGTGTCACCGTAACAGGTGTCACCGTAACAGGTGTCACCGTAACAGGTGTCACCGTAACAGGGGTGACAGGGACAGGGGTGACAGGGACAGGTGTCACAACTTTAGGTTTGCGAACGAGACAGGTGACAGAAAAGTGCTTGGGTTGCTTAATTTGTTCGCCAACCGTAAAGTGTCGCTTGAGACGGCCAATTTGCACCGTCATTGATGTCATAGCGTCAGCCTGAAATTCGTAACAGGTCTGATTAGGCTTCAAAACGACAACTTTATCATTCAAAATAAGGGTCTGGTCAGTTTCAGTGACCAGACCCTGTGGCCAGGTGAGAGTAACAAACATTAGACTGCACCGGGTCGAGAAATTTCACCCTTGACAACATCATCTGCGGCCATCTGACCGGCGGTAGACCCGTCAGGGACAGGCAGCCGATTAATCGTACCACCCTTGGTCTGGAGAATGGTATACAGCGTCATGAGCTTGGCTTCAATCACCGCTGCATCATCGAGCGGGATGTAGTCGCCAGAACCCTGACAAGCCAAGTTGGAGAGCACGACGCAAGTGTGGTCAAGTTCAAGGGAGAACTGACGCAGGAAAGTATTCTTGTGCTTGAACGGGTCAAGCTGCGGATAATCCTTGCTGGCACCCGAGAAATCGTAAGGAAGCTCACGCGGCAGACGTGCCGGCATCTGAATATCATCAACAGTAATAGGATTGACTGTGTTGAAAAGATTAGCAAGTTTCAGGTTTTCATCCTTGACCTGCTTCTCCGCATCTGCCTGACGAGTATCCTGATCGGCAGCAGTACGCGGGTCATAGCAAACCAAGGAAAGTGTTTTGCGGGCACTTCCAAGGTATCGGGCCAACCATGCGTTGAGAGGGTCATCCCACCCACCCAGCTGGTTAAGTTCAGCCTTCAGGAACAGTTGAAGGCGAATATTCATCAGCTCGTCGATAACGGCACGCACACCGTTGTTACCGACTAAAGTTCGAAGACCTTTGAAACTATTTTCCTGCATTTGTGATACCTTTCGCTTGGGCCACGCGACGCGAGATGTAATCCTCAATTTCACGAGCAACAAGTTCAGAACCTAAGATACCCACTTTACCTGCTTTGGCAACAGCCAGAGCTTCTTTATACAAACTTAACGTCGAATTGTCCTGATTCGTTCCAAAATCGGCTTCGTTGTACCGTCTGATTGTACAACTGGACCTAAGGAGCGTTCCACCACCTTCATCAATCTCCTTCGTCTTCTCTTTGTAGGTGGTGGTTGACTCGTAGGGTTTTTAGCCACCTGATTCATTTTAAAAAGGGTTTTGAGGGCAAAGATACCTAACTTAACGCCGGGAGGAGCTACAGCACCGAGTGCTGTCAGCCCGAATCCGACAACTGTCAGAAACCAAGGATTATCCAAGAGTTTTGTCTTGGGAGAAGGAGGAGAAGGAGGAGAAGGGGGAGAAGGGAGAAAATGTGTTGGAGGCGGGATACTGGGAGCTGGATCAAGGTATTCATTCTTTGGAGGCGGGATACCGGGATCAAGGTATTGATTGTTTGGAGGTTTTGGTGTAACATCATTTGGTGGCGGAGGTGCAACTTCTTGAAAGAGAGGAGGGAGATTAGCTTGTGTGAGTTCAGTACAAATGGTACTCGCAGGAACCATGTACGCGGTAGCTTTCTTTGTGGCAATAATCATACCAACCACTTGGCCCTTGGTATTGAACACCGGGCTGCCCGATAGACCATTGGTTGCAGGATGGTCCAAATGGTTGGCGGACAAAACTTTTGCTTGTCTTGTCTCAAGAGAGTCCCCGTTGATATATCCTTTGAATATGACTAACTCACCCACCTTGGCGTCTTCTGGCGAAAAATAACATAGATCGTGACGACCGGTATTAGTGGTAAAAATGGAGATATCAATAACCGGATCTTTGTAGATTACATTCAAGGGTTCCCAACGATTGTTGAAACCCAAATCGACACGGATTGTGTCGGGTTTGAAAAGATGACTGGTGGAAATAACAACATTCTGATGACTTTTCGTAGCGACACAAAAAGCTGTACCCATCGAACAGCTCATTGGTCCGCAAGATTTAATATTATGAATACCTCCAAACAAAAGTGTATTTTGTAAACACAAAAATGTTAGCAAAAATGATCGCATGATTTCTCCTTTCTAGCTTCGGGCGTCCAAGATAGACACTTCCCACCCAAAATTCCCAAACACGTTTTTACTAACATTTTTGTGTTTACGTTTTCAAGTTAAAATAGGGCGTTCAAAATACATCAAAACAGAATTGAGTATTCAAAAATTTAGGCTTGACAAACGCAAAATTTTATGCTACCTTAGCGGAACGGAAGATACATCATTTAGAAATGATGTATTGGAGACGATTGGATAAGTCATCAACAGGAGAGCATGATGTCTGGGGCAGAGACCATTCGGATGATCTATCAAGAGTTCGGGATGATCGACGCAGCGAAGGTGCAGGAGCTGGCCAAGGCTCGTGGCGTGGAGGTGTCAACAAGCCTCGTCTACACCACTCGCTCTCGGCTCAAGCTCACCCAGTCTCGGGAGTACGAACTGGACACTCGGGTCGCTCTCAAGACGGGCGAGGATACTCAGATCATGTCCTTCCGCGAACTCCTCAAGCTGGCCGGTCTCACGGCTGACTACCTTCTGGTCTTCGAGAACCCTCATTGAAAGGGAAGAGATGGATAGTAGAGCGGTGGCTCGCCACTACAAGCTGTTGATTCATCAGTGTGGACCGCTGCCTGATGAGTTGATGGAAGGGTTCCAGGTCGTCGAAGACTTCGAAGTCGATGATGCTCTGGTGATGGAGTTCTTGGAGGTTATCAAGGAGATTCTGAAGACGAGGCCCTGCTTCGATCAACACGTCGTGGACCTGTACCTCCTCTGCCCTATTAGGGAAGGGGTGGCAGACCTGTTCGATCACTGGCGTAACTAACTCCTAGAGACCCGACCACCTTCTCAGGTCCACCTTCTTGGTGGACCCGATTTGGTGGTCGGGTCTTTTTTATTACCTACTCATTAATGTTATGATAATTATATCTAGATACTTGCATCCTGGATCCTGGGATACTGGCATCCTGGATCCTGGGATCCTGGATACTGGATACTGGCATCCTGTATCTAGATACTGGCATCCTGTATCTAGATACTGGCATCCTGTATCTAGATACTGGCATCCTGTATCTAGATACTGGCATCCTGTATCTAGATACTGGCATCC